GCCCGAAATCGACAGGGCGTACATTACAGCAATGCTGCGGCGCGGCGAGAAGTTCAACAGCATTCCCCGTATCACGGCGTCCACGATCCACGGGTCAAAGGGTGGTGAGGCGGACAACGTTGTACTTTTCACGGACCTTAGTGCGGCTGCCGACAATGCTATGCGAATTAACCCTGATGATATGCACCGAGTTTTCTACGTTGGGGTCACGCGTACCCGACAAAACTTGTATATTGTTGAACCTGAAGACGCGACAAGGAGTTACGACCTATGAAGTGTTGGCACTGCAAAACAGAACTTACTTGGAACGGCGATCACGATTGTGACGTTGAGAGCTACTCAACAGCTATCGCTGCGAACAAAGGCGAAGACGTAGAGTTTATGCACAACGAATACAACATGGTTACTAACCTGTCCTGTTCCGGCTGCGGTTCGATGGTTTTAGTTTACCGCCCGAGGGAGAAAGACGCGACAAGGAGTTACGACCTATGACTGAAGCTCTTTCTGAACAACAGCGGTTCGAATTTATCGAAGCTGAGATAGACCGCGCCTATGTCCACGCGGATGATGAGTGGAAGCAGGAATATTACCAGAATGCTGCCAAATATTTATCGGAACACCAGTTCGTGGAAGGTGGTAAAATCTGTGCTTTTTGTAGAGCGCAGGGTATGTCGGACCCCCACCACCACAATGTTTGGGGCGCAATGATGGCGTCCCTTCGAAAGTTGGGGTGGGTTGAAAAGGTTGGGATGGTGCGTCCTACCACACGGCACACGCACATTAACGAAGTGTGCCAGTGGGAAAGTAAATTATTTAAAGGAGAGAAATCTTGAAAAAGATGACATGGGACGAATGGAAGGCGCAGGAAGAAGCTCGGCGCAAGGAATACAAAGAGATGGGTGTTACTGATCTTAATGAAGTGCGAGCGGAAAAAATGTGGAATGATCCCACAGTAAAAGATGAGGACCTGCCCGCGGCCCGGTTTGAATATGATCCTGAATTAAAACAAATGGTTTTTGTTGGTTATAGTAATGAGGTGAAACATTGATGGCTAAATGGACGATTGAAGGGAAAAACCCGCTAGAAAAAACCGTCAGCAACCTGCAATCTAAAATTGCAGTGCAGCGCAGCGAAATAGCGCGGCTTACAAGAGCATTGGAGGCCGTGACAAACGAAAAGCTGTCCTTGCTTGCCGACATTAAATGGATGAGGGGCGAAAAATGAAACGTTCCGAAGTTTTAATCGCAGCAGATGCCTTAATTAACGGCCAAAGAGCCACCGATTATGGCGATGCTTACGACAACCACGCTCGAATTGCGGATGGTTGGAACGTCATCATACGCGGGGCTCTTACAAGCCACGGTTACCTGACCCCGGCCCACGTCACGTTGATGATGGACTGGGTTAAAACAAGTCGTCTGATAGAAACGATAGACCACGAGGACTCGTGGATAGATAAAGCGGGCTATACCGCGCTGGGCGCAGAGTTTGTCGAAAGAGACAAACGCCCTGTAGATGAAATTATTGAGGAAATAAAAACTAATGGCAAATTTGCAAATGGCTATGTTCGCCCCCAAAAGTGAATGGGTTCCACCCATCGAACTGCCCGACATCACAAGTGCCGCTAAGATTGCAATTGATGTCGAAACGCGCGACCCGAACCTAAAAAAGAATGGCCCGGGTTGGGCAACAGGAGACGGGGAAGTCGTGGGTTACGCCGTAGCCGTAGACGGATGGTCCGGTTACATCCCGATCCGACACCTTGGCGGAGGTAATCTTGACGAAAAACAAGTCAACAAATGGCTGCGAAAAGTATTTGAATGCCCTGCCGACAAAATCATGCACAACGCTCAGTATGACTTGGGCTGGATTAAACGCATGGGCTTCACGGTCAACGGACGCATCATCGATACCATGCTGGTGGCGTCCCTGCTTGACGAAAATCGCTTTAGCTACAGCCTAAACGCTCTGGCTTACGAACACCTCGGTAAAACAAAATCGGAAAAAGCACTCGTGCAAGCCGCGCGAGAGTTTGGCGTCGATCCAAAAGCAGAGATGTGGAAGATGCCCGCTATGTATGTCGGCCCGTATGCCGAAGTGGATGCCGTCCTAACGCTGGAGCTTTGGAATTACTTTTCCACAATGTTAGGCAAAGAAGACCTGTGGAGCATTGCTAACACAGAACTCGACCTCCTGCCCTGCCTTGTCGATATGACCATGCGCGGCGTTCGTATAGACGTAAACCGCGTCGAACGGACCAGAGACATGCTTTTAAAGCGCGAAAAAGAAGTGATGAAAGAAGTTAAACGCATCACGGGAATAGACGTAGAGATATGGGCAGCACAATCCCTGTCAAAAGCTTTCGATAAGCTGGACATAGCATATCCCAAAACAGAAAAAGGCGCTCCGTCGTTCACAAAACAATACCTGAACGAAAACCCGCACCCCGTGGCAAAGCTGGTTGTGGAAGCCCGCAACCTAAATAAAACGTCAGGCACGTTTATTAACACGATAATCAAGCACTGCCGGTCCGATGGGCGTATCCACTCGCACATTAACCAAATCCGTTCAGATGATGGCGGAACGGTTTCGGGCCGTATATCGATGTCAAACCCCAACCTGCAACAAATCCCGGCCCGCGACCCAGAACTTGGTCCCATGATCCGCAGTTTGTTCCTGCCAGAAGAAGGCGAACAGTGGGCTGCCATCGACTACTCGCAGCAAGAACCGCGCATCTTGGTCCACTACGCACACGTATATGGCAAAACACGCGGCATTCCGCTGGAAGGTGCTGCCGAGTTTGTTGAAGCGTACAACACGGACCCATCAACAGACTTCCATACGATGGTGGCCGAGATGACAAACATCCCGCGTAAGCAAGCAAAAACCATTAACCTCGGCCTGATGTATGGCATGGGCGTAAACAAAATGGCGGAAAGCTTGGACATTCCTGTCGAAGAGGCCAAGAAGTTGGTCAAACAATACCATGACCGCGTTCCGTTCGTAAAAGGACTGATGACCGGCGTCATGAACAGGCTAAACGAGAAATCTTCGGCGGGCGCTATACGCTCACTGGGAGGCCGTAAGTGCCGCTTTGAGATGTGGGAGCCCGATACGTTCGCAATGAACAAAGCCCTGCCTTACCGGGAAGCTGTGGAGACCTACGGCCCCACTACGCGCCTGAAGAGGGCCTACACGTACAAAGCCCTAAACAGATTGATCCAAGCGTCCGCTGCCGACATGACAAAGAAAGCCATGGTGGCTCTCTACAAAGAAGGCAAACTCCCCTTGGTACAAATCCACGATGAAATTGCAATGTCCGTAAAAAATGTTGACGAAGCAAAAGAAATTGCTAAAGTAATGGAGAATGTACTACCACTTGAAGTCCCGAGTAAATGTGATGTTGAAATAGGACCATCTTGGGGCGAGTCCATGTGAATTACCTATACTGCTCGACAAACCTCATGTTTGTTAACTCCCCCCCCCAGCCTTCCCCGCTGGGGGGTTTTTTATGCCAACTCCGAGCGAATAGCACTCGCAAGCGCACCATCAACAACACGATCAAACGCCGCAAACATCGGTCCGCTGTTTATTTCCAGAAACACGTCGTCCATAAAATCCGCTGCGCAAAAAGTTAAGCCCAGCCCATGGGCCACGGACCGTACTTTGTGCGCAATATCTTGCGCAAACACCTCCTTGGTCACAACAACGTGCGGATCGTCACGGTAATCTAAAGCCGTCGTCTCTAACTTAAAGCCAAAGTGCTGATCCCCGACCAAAAATAACCGACGATTAACCCCCGGCATACGGTTTTGAATAATACCCGTCCAACTCGTTTGATTGCCGGACATGCAATGCGCCCCGCCCGTCAACGGCTTAAATATGCAATCGCCCTCCAAAGGCCCCTTGCCAATAATCGTGCGCGGTATCTCAAGGCCCGCGGCCATGGCCCGACGCAAGTTAGAAGCTTTGATAGGTGTGCCATGGTTATAACGCCTGTTATAACGAGACACATGCGAGTTAGCGTCCAAGTAATTCGCCATAAGATGCCAATTGTTGAAACGTTGATGCGTGTTCTTTGTAAACACATTGGCCCTGCCAAAAAAACCGCGCATCTTAACGCGCTCATCGTTACAAACAAGGGTGTTTGTATTTATGTCCCACGTATAATCACTCGCCTGATCCAGAAATAAATCAAAATGCGGGCGCAGCGCCGCAATGTTAGGATCGTCCATCTGTCCAAACAACACATAATCCATAGTAAACCCTCTTTTTCTTGCATTCTTGCATATACTCCTATAATATCCTAGATGAAGCGGGACTTGGAGCGAAAAAAAATGGATACCACACGTTGGAAAAGCGTACTTGTACCGCGGGAAGTGTACGAAGAAATTAAACACCTGTCTAAAGCAGAGGGCAGAACCATCGGCGGACAACTCCGACTGGTCTTCGACTGGTATAAAGAAGCGCGGACCGCGGGCCACGTACCAATTGAAGAAAATAAAGAAGATATATGCGATTAACTATTGCTTATCCCATACATTGATGTAAAGTAAGTTTTGCAGCAGCATGTTGCACTCCGTAGTAAAAACGCCCCCAGACTGCTTGCCCGCGGCTGGGGGCAATTTTTTTAAAAAAAGGAGAAACGAATGCCAGATTTCGTTGATGGCCTACGCGCCAAAAAACCAAATGATAAAGCACCAGACTTCGTTAAGTGCAATCTTAGCATAAAACGCGAAGACCTGTTGGCGTGGTTGTCCACAAGAAACGACGAATGGATCAACGTCCAAGTCAAAGAAAGCGGTAAAACCGGCACATGGTACGCAGAAGTGGATACGTGGGAGCCCCGCAAATGAAGTTGACGCCGGATTCCGAAAAATACCAAACCCTCTACTTCGAGGCTTGGACCAAACAAAATAAAATTGACGGCCGAAAAAACCCGGACATGCTTAAAAAAGACACAAAAAAAGCATGGGACAACGGTAAAGTAAACGGAGCGTTAGGAGGCCGTAAAAAAATCACCTTGGACAAATGGCCCGAAAAAGCTAAAATCATAAACAATATGAAACTTAAAGGCATGTCCAATAATAAAATAACGGAACTTACAGGCATAAACTTGTCATCCGTTAAAGATTTCGTCAAAAGATACGACCTGCCAAAGGAAGTCTGAAGTGAAAGCAACGCGACTCAGTGAAGCCGAAGAAGAAGCAAGAAACGACTTCTTTATGGCAATGGATTGCGCGCAAGACTTGATCCAAGAAATGGTAGAAAGTGACATAAACATGGGCGCAGCACTCGGAGGCATACTAACGCAAACCCTCACCGCGCTCATGTCCGTCGCTCCAAATAACGAAACCGCAATGAAAGTCCTATCGTCTTGTATCCATAATGCGTCCTTTACGTCCCTAGAAACCTCCGAACACGAACAAACGCACCAAGGGTCAGACGAAATACACTGACACTTGACAGTATCGCATAACATCCCATATAGTTAAACGGCATAAACTATGGAGATGAAAATGCAAAAACTACTGTCTATCGAAGAAGTAATGAAAATCACAGGTAAAGCTAAACCTACAATATACCGGCGTACCGCAGAAGGCACGTTCCCAACACCCGTCGAAGTGCCGTCAACCGCGCTCCGCGGGCCAAAAACAAAAAAAATGTGGGACGAAAAAGACATAATGGCGTGGAAAAGAGAAATGAAGTTCGTGCCGAAAAAAGAAAATATCGTCCTCGACAACGGTGAAAACATCGGAAGACAAGAACAAAACCACGAACAGGTTAACCCCTTTTCAAACAACCCGTGGACGAACCTGCTAGACGAACCAAAATGGTACGTTAAACATAAATTCCTAGTCTGGGCCGCCATCGGAGGCCTGCTCGCAGGTATAATAGGAAGCGTTTGGGGTTAAATAAACAAAATAACCCAATTGTGACGACGGTATCGCCATCGTCACAATCTATAAAACAAAAAAAGGAGTGAAAATGACCAAAGAAAAACTGGAAATGGAAAAAATGCTCAACGAAGTGTTCCAAAAAGTGTTCGGAACAAAATGGGGAGCTTAAAGCATAAAGGATAAAACATGCTAAATGGACTGCTGGAAAAAAAACAAGGCGTCATCATAAACATATTAAATGATAAAAAATGTGCTTTCGCTCAAATCGAAAACGATGAACAAGTCTTCATCGAACCAAAATTTACCACAGGACTAAAACTGCAAATCGCAGACCAAGTGGAAATGGTGGTAATTTCTAACACGCGATTCACAACACAGTGGAAAGCAATAAAAGTAGAACTAATAAACCAACACGGGGAAACAACAACACAACCCGAAACAAAACCCGTGCTGACACTGCAACAAGAAATCATGCTGTTCCTAACAGAAGAACCAGACATGTGCTTCACAACAAAACAAATAAAAGAAGGCCTCGGTCTAAGCATTGGACAAGAAGACGTGCGAAGAGAAGCAGAAAAGTTGCACAACGCAAATAAAATATGTCGCGCTAAAGTATGCGGACCAAACTACAAAAAACAAACGACTTTCAACCTATACTCCAAAAATATCGAAGCGTTCATCTTCGATGTCGAATACGAAACCCAATAAAATAAGGCGCTTAACGTAATCTAAAGCCCGCGGCACACGGCTCGCGGGCTTTTCTGTGTAAACCGAGGCCCACGGCTCGCGGTGCGGTTACAAATAAACGCGTTCCCTTATATATAGAGCCAGAAATAAAAATAAATATTTTTTGTAAAAATAGGCGTAACCGGTGTAACCGTGTAACTTTAGGTGTTTTCTCCTGTGTATATAAGGAGTTAGAAGTAACACAAAGTAGTTTTTAAAAATGTAACGTAACCAGAGTTTGTGTAACCTTAGAGGCCCAAAGTGCGTTAAGGGGGTCTGAAAGTTTTTTTATTTTTTTTTATTTCTGTAGCTATATATACAAGAGAGCGTTTTTAGTATTAAACTATCTGCAAATAACTAGGATACTCATATGGCCTCGAAAGCTAAATCAAGCCCCCCTGCTAAGATCAAAAGCCGCGGGCGACCTAAATCAACGAAATCAGCGGTCCTGACTAGGCGGCAAGAGCTTTTTGTAAAAGAGCTTGTCTCAAAAGACGGCCAGATCACTATGCGAGAAGCTGCCATTAATGCTGGATACCCCGCAGGATCAGCGCACACCCGAGCATATGAGATGACCAATCCCAATATCTGTCCCCATGTGGTGGCAGCTATACAATCGTATCGCGCCGAGCTTGATGAAAAGTTTGGCGTGAATTACCAGCGGCATCTGCGCGACCTTCAAACCATCCGCGATGCAGCATTAACCAACGGAGCCTATTCGGCAGCCGTTCAAGCAGAATATCGGCGGGGGCAAGCGCAAGGCGATATTTATGTGAGCAAATCAGAAATCCGTCATGGCAGTATCGATTCGATGAGCAAGGACGAAGTGCTGAACGCTCTGAAGGAGATTAAACAAAGTTATGCCCCGATCACTATCGACGTTACTCCCGAAGGAGAGAGCAATCCCCAGAACCGCGACAAAGCGCGAGGCCGACTTTTGGAGGCTGATGAAGACTGGGATGCAGAAGAGCCCGAGAACATGGAAAAATACCCGAATTGAAACGTGGGCCATGCCGGGTATCCCGGATGTCTTATGTTGTGATGAAAACGGTAAGTTTCATTTTGTAGAATTAAAGGCGACCTCTGGGAACGCAGTGGACCTGCGACCTCATCAAGTCGCTTGGCTTACAACGCACAGTCATGCCAGCGTTTGGGTTTTAGTCCGTAAGCTGCAAACCAAAACAAAGCCTCAAATGATTTATTTGTACCATGGTAAAGACGCAATGGATTTAAAGATGGAAGGCCTGAAGGTTGCACCGGTCTATTCGTCCGACGGGGATTTTGACTGGGATAAAATAATGGGCTTGATTTCTCCCATATGATCGCATAATATCTTAGACCTAACTAACTACGGAGATTATTATGAAACATGATGAAAGACACGGCGGTCCATATGATCGAGGACGGGCGGACTATTGGTATAACCGACCGGTTGACCCTCATTACTTTACGGGTGGCACGAGAAGTAGAGACTGCGCGACCTGCGTGACAGATTTAAAACCGTCTGAATTAAAGGCTTATCATGCGGGTTATTGTGATGGGGAAGCCGACGGCGGCCAAAAGGATTGGGGTTAAATGTTTTTATTTAATTGGCTTGGCAAATTATTATACGGTAAAGAGGCGTGGGAAAAGCAGGATCGTGAAAAGGCGCGGCGGCGGCCGATAAAACAAAAGCCTAAAAGACGTAAAAAATAATAAAATTAAACCCGGTTGACGCCGGGTTTTTTATTGCGCTATAGTATGGGATAAGTCGCATACATTACGGAGGGCAAACCATGTTAAAGACTGTTGAACTAAGCCGCGCCAAAAAAACAAAGGGCATTGCGGTAACATATAGAGCGGGCACCGGGGAAAAATACGGGACCTGCCCGACCACGTGCAAAATGAATTGCAGCGGGAAAGGCACCGAAAAGATCGACGCAGATTACCTTGACGCGTTGCTGGATGCAAAACCGGCCAAAGGCGTTTCATTTACTTACTCGCATTTCGATCCGCATGTTTTTAATTGGGGCCGCAAATTGCGGGCAGATAAAACCGTTATTAATTACAGCACCGAAAACTTAGGCGCGGCAGCCGCGTCAATTCATAACGGCGTCCCGTCCGTCGCGGTGGTAAGTGAGCAATCATGGCAGGGAAAGAAAACGCAACCGGCCCCGCATGGTATTAACGTCGTGCGGTGTCCTGCGGAAATCCGGGACATTTCCTGCGCGGATTGTGGAAACGGTGATCCACTTTGCGCCCGATTAGATCGCAATTTTATTATTGGATTTACTGCGCATGGCCCCAGCAAAAGAAAAGCCGCGGATTTAAACGTAAAAGGCGGATGTTATGCGGACGCCGGTAATTGCCGAATATGGTGGGATGATACGGCGAACGGTGCGCAGCCGGATGAAACCGACGGGGAAAAGCTTTTGCGGTTTGTTAAAGGCCTGCCGCCGCGGTCTATTGTGCGGCACCATGTGGCGGGTGATATCGGGGCAGAATAACTTTCTAAAAAATAAAGCTTGCAACCATATGCAAGTTTATGCGAGATTATAGGAGCGGGCCGGGCAATGGCTCGCTCCTTTTAACTTTTACGGAGATTAATAACATGACTTATACAACTAACGCCTTCGCGCACGGTATCGGAAACAGTGCAGTTTCATCACAATGGTTTAGCCGCCCGGACGATCAAAAGTTTTTGACGCTTGACGATATGCTGGCGCACAAAAAGATTGATTCGCAGCGCATGACAAGCCGCACCGTTGACACGCACAAGGTCAAAATCATCGGAGACTTTGACGAAGAAAACCCCAGCCGGGGAAATATCTTTGTTGAATATACGGATGACAATCGCCGCGAGCATAATAACACCCCCACCAATTGGAGTTTTGGCCAGCTATCACAATTAGCAGGCGCACCCGCTGGATATCTGCGCGACTTGCCCGCACCTATTGCGGCGGACTGTATCCAATGGGGTTTGAAGTATAACCGGGGAAAGGAGTTGATTAAAGTTTACGGACATCAGGCGCAGGGCGGGGAATTGCGAGCCGCAACCGGTCCGGACTATGGCCGGATTTTTGATTGGGAAATATTAGAGCCCATCAAAAACTTGATTGATGAAAGTGGCGGGCGCTGGAAAGTGCCCGGGATGATGACCGGCAGCCGCAACGGCATGGCCGTTTATGATCCGGAGGTCCCTGTTACTATGGACACGACCACCCTTTTCGCGTCGGATCGGGACGTTTTCGTTTTCCTTGTGGATGACCGCAACCCCATCGAAGTGGGCAAGCTTCCAAACGGTGAACCTGATTTGATGTTTCGCGGGTTTTATGCGTGGAACAGTGAAACCGGCAGCAAAACCGCCGGGATCGCTGCAATGTATTTGCGCGGCGTTTGTATGAATCGAAACTTGTGGGGCGTTGAAAACTTCCATGAAATTAAAATCCGCCATACAAAATTCGCGCCGGATCGGTTTGCAATGGAGGCCCGCCCCGCGTTGCAATCCTTTGCGAACGGTTCAACGCATTCTTTTGTTGAAGGGGTGCAAGCCGCCAAAGATGCCCGCATTGCTAAAACAGATGAGGACCGTCTAGACTTTTTGACAAAGCGCGCCGGTTTATCTGGACGCATGGCGCGGGCAGCAAACGCCCGCCACTTGACCGAAGAGGGCCGCCCAGTGGAGACCGTTTGGGATGCTGCGCAGGCAATAACCGCAATTGCCCGCGACGTTCCCCATCAAGATGCGAGAATTGAAGTTGAACGGAAGGCGGGCGCGTTGCTGGACAAAGTGACCGCATAAGCCGCCGCTATATAATAAGACCCGGGGCCGCCATTGTGCGGCCCTTTTTTGTGGGGGGTTTACTTTTAAATAAATTAATCGCATATTATCCCACATGCGGCGGGCAAGCCGCGTTAACCTAACCTATGGAGTGAAAAAAATGACAAATGTTTTCGAATTAAATTTCCGGGCGTCCGACATTCTTTTGGATCGCGTTTTAAATCCGGCCAAAGATCAAGACACCGGGCGCAACCGTCCCGAGGATTTAGTTGAAGCTTGCGGGATCATCCCCGACTTTTTCCTTGAGGCCTGCCACTTTGCAAAAGATAGCGAGACCGGTTTGACGCTGGAAAACGTTTGCGCCGGTATGGATAACGCTTATCAGATGGGCGGGTTTGGGTCTTATCCTTGGAAGGGGACACTAGACCACAATGGGACATATCAGGCGGATAACGACGAAGACGCACCACTTGCACCGCTGGCCCGGTTTGGTTTTGAAGGGCGCGTTTTCTGTTATGTTTATGACTACGGCGTCGCGGCGGTCCGCATCGGATTAGATGGACCTTATAAAATCGCCCGGTTTGATTAATCCCACGCTATATAATAAGACACCGGCCCGCCATTGTGCGGGCCTTTTTTGTGCCCCCTTTACTTTCTATTAAATTAACGCATATTATCGCATAGCGGCGGGCAAGCCGCGTTAACCTTTTCTATGGAGTAGAAAACATGATTGAACTAAAAACAAACCCCGACCACCTACACGCAATCGCAAGTAATGTTCGCCTGACCGATCAGACCGACCTTGCGCACGATCTCGACGCCGCAGCGCATGACATGAAAAACTTGCGCGACTACGGCGAACGGCTGGAACGTAGCACCCAGCAAATGAGCGGTGAAATTCAAAGCATACGCACCCAGCGCGACGAAGCCGCCGCCGCCTTGCTGGCCATCTTTAAACCCGAGCTTGAGAAGATGATTGACGCCGCCGTTAATGATTGCCGCGCTATTTCCGACATCGAGGACCGGCTGGACAACTTAGAAGACCCCGGCAACCTAACGGACACGGTTCGCAGTGAGGTCAAGGACATGATACGCGACGGTGACATCACAATCAGCATCGCTCACGTGTAACACCCTCACAGCCCCCACAACGACGATCAGGCCCGCCATTGCGCGGGCCTTTTCTTTTGCGCAGAGTTAAACAGTGAAACAAGCCGGGCCAAGGCCCGCGGCGTACCGCCCAAACCTACCGGGCCGAGATCCCCGGCCGCTGGACCGGGCCCAGCCGGTGACGGTTAGCGATCCCCAGCCGGTGGCAGTTAGAGCGCAGCCGGTGCCAATTAACCGAGCCCACCGGGCAAAAATTAACGCGCAGCCGTCCCCGGTCCGACATCAAAACCCGCGCAGCTGGACCCCGGGCCACGGCCCGCGATCCCCGGCAATTCGCCCGGGTCCCCCGGATATCGGGTCAAAAACCACAGTTTTCGCGCCAAAAAACCAGCCCAAAACCCGCGGCCCGGGGTTTGCGTACCGAGGGCTTGGGCCATGTTTCTCACAAATATTCATTAGTTATTTCCAACGAGCCCTAACTGTCCTATAATAGCCCGTAATATCGCATATGTTTCACGTGAAACATTGGCCGTGAACCGCGTACCATAAATTAAGTAGGGTCCCCCATGAACGTTGCTCAAAATTCGTTGTTAGAGGATAAAAAATTAAAATTAGAGTTACGTTTGGCTCAGATCATGAAGAATGAGGAGTGCCAAAATAATTTTTTAGTTTTTGTAAAAACTGTTTGGCCTGATTTTATTGCGGGCCGTCATCATAAGATTATTGCTGAGAAGTTGGAAAGGGTTGCAAATGGCGACTTAAAGCGACTTATCATCAACATGGCTCCGCGGCACACGAAGAGTGAGTTTGCGAGTTATTTATTTCCGGCATGGATGATGGGCCGTAATCCGAAGATGAAGATCATTCAGGCGACGCACACGACGGAGTTAGCGGTTAACTTTGGTCGTAAGACGAAGAACTTGATTGAGAGTGACGATTACAAGGATGTGTTCCCGGGCGTGAAGCTGGCTGCTGACAGTAAGGCGAGTGGTCGTTGGGACACGAGTTCTGGCGGGATGTATTATGCTGTTGGTGTTGGTTCGAACTTAGCTGGTCGTGGTGGTGATTTAATTATCATTGACGACCCTCATTCTGAGCAGACGGCGATGAGCAACACTGGTTTTGAGGACGCTTGGGATTGGTACACGGGTGGACCGAGGCAGCGTTTACAGCCGGGTGGGAGCATAGTTTTGGTTCAGACGCGGTGGTCTGAGAAGGACATGACGGGTCAGTTGATGCGGGCTCAAGCGAAGGACGGTTCTGCGGATCAGTGGGAAGTCGTTGAATTACCTGCTATTTTTGAGGACGGGACTTCTTGTTGGCCTGAGTATTGGAGTTTGGAGGATTTGACTGCGGTTAAGGCTTCTATTCCTCCGAGCAAGTGGAATGCGCAATATCAGCAAAATCCTACGGGTGAGGAGAATGCGATTATCAAGCGCGAGTGGTGGCGTGTTTGGGATCAGGATAAGGTTCCTCAGTTGGAATATGTTATTCAGAGTTACGACACGGCTTTTAGTAAGCGGGAGACTGCTGACTTTAGTGCGATTACGACGTGGGGGGTATTTTATCCGAATGAGGGTGGTTCTGGGCCTAATTTAATTTTGTTGGATGTTAAGAAAGGGCGTTGGGATTTTCCTGAGTTAAAGCAGGAGGCTTTAGAAAATTATAAATTTTGGGAGCCTGACACGGTTATTGTTGAGGCGAAGGCTTCTGGGACCCCTTTGACGCAGGAGTTACGTGCTATGGGGATTCCTGTTGTGAATTTCACTCCAAGTCGTGGTAATGACAAGATTACTCGGGCGCATAGTATAGCGCCATTATTTGAGGCTGGGATGGTTTGGGCTCCTGACGAGATGTGGGCGGAGGAGTTAATTGAGGAGGTTGCGGCGTTCCCGAATGGGGAGCATGACGACTTGGTAGATAGTATGACGCAGGCACTTATGCGCTATAGACAAGGTAATTTTGTACAATTACCAACAGATGACTGGGAAGATGAAGAAAACTCTGCTAAAGTGCGATTGTATTATTAGATGAAGGGCGTCTGAATGTATGGTACTGCGGTAAATCTTGGGGCTGGCGGCTTTGACGACGTGATGTATTTCGAGGCGGGCGGCAGTCCTATGTACTTGGAAGAAACGTTGACGGGCACGGCACCGGGGTCACAAAGCCCGCGGCCTGAGTTTGCTGATCTCAGGGGCCCCGTGGGCGACGATGCGCCTGTTATGTCTGAAGAAGAGCTTGCGGAGTTTGAGGACCAAAAAGGTTTAGGGTCCCTTATCATGGACCGGATACGTGGAAAGAACGTCACGAAAGATTTACGTGAGTCTGGCCGTGTTGGCGGCACCTCCCCTGAGTTTATGGAGACATTAATTGACGAGTACGGCTATCCGAGTGTCTTTGACGAGGAGACGGGCGAGAAGATAATACCTACCGATTTGGACCTTTATTCTGAAGAAGTCCGTCATGCGCGGCCCGAGGGCCGTCGTGATTTACCGACGTATCCTGAGTTAGAGGATGCTCGGGGTCATTTGTTAGGTTCGGCTGTTATGGCGTCGGAGTATGGTCCTGAGACTGCGGAGAGTGCTGGAAACTTTAGTGAGTTTATGGATCGTTTTGCGCCGATTATTATGGGTGGTGGTCAGAACAAGCGTGACGTTGCTATGGACCAGCGCAACAACGCGATTGGTCGTCAGATATTTATGAAGGCTGGAATAGACGCGACTGTTGAGGAGCTAACCCAGCAGGTTGACGCTGAGATATTTAAGCAGTTAGATAAGATAATGGGACGTTCGCAGGAGGATCGTATGACGCCATCGGCGGATCAGCCTCGCGCCCCACGGAACTTTAAATCACCGTCTGAGGGTCCGGATGTTTTTTTCCCTCGCAACGAGGAAGGTTATTTTGACACGACTAGAGGCGTTATGGGGATATCTCCTCGTAAGTACCGTAATTACGGCGTTTAGGTTGGTCAAATAGGAGGATTACATGGCTGAAGAAATAAATGGTTACTCGGGTAGTTTAATGGACAACAATGTCCCTGCGCAGCTTGACGAGGATGACTTAAAGGCTGAGATGGAGATTGAGCTTCCTGATTCACAGAACGACGTTATGGCTATGATTAGTGCCGAGGACGTTGGCGAGATAGAAATCAGTGAGACTGACGACGGCGGTGTTGAGGTTGATTTCGATCCCCAAGACCAGCGCGGCGAGGACATGGATTTTTATGCCAACTTGGCTGAAGAGATGCCGGATCGTGAATTGCAGCGCATTGCGGGTGATTTATTGAGCGAGTATGACGCGAACAAGGCCAGTCGTCAGGACTGGGAGGATGCGTATTCGAGTGGTTTGGAGCTTTTGGGCTTTAACTACGAGGAGCGGACGCAGCCGTTTCGTGGGTCCTCGGGTGTTACGCATCCGTTGCTTGCGGAGGCTGCCACACAGTTTCAGGCGCAGGCTTTTAATGAGCTTTTGCCGTCTAGCGGGCCTGTTCGTACTGTTGTTATGGGCCAAGAGACGCGGGCCAAGGCTGCTCAATCGCAGCGTGTCCGTCAGTTTATGAATTATTATATTACGAATGTCATGGAGGATTACACTCCGGACATGGACCAGATGCTGTTTTATTTACCGCTTGCTGGTTCGACGTTTAAGAAGACGTATTACGATGAGGCTCTGGGCCGTGCGGTCAGTAAGTTTGTTCCTGCGGAGAATTTAGTTGTTCCGTATGAAACTTCTGATCTTGAGACGTGTCCTAATATTACTCAGGTTGTTCGGATGTCTTTGAATGATTTGCGTAAGCGTCAGCTTGCGGGGATTTATTTGGATGATGTTGACGTTATTCCCGCGCAGCGGGAGGTTACGGGCGTTGAGGGCGAGATAGATCGCATTGACGGCATTCAGCCGGGTACGGTTGATTACGACTGTACGATTCTTGAGTGTCACGTTGATTTGGACCTTGAGGGTTATGAGGAGCTTGACGAGGACGGCGAGCCTACGGGCATTCGGGTCCCTTATATTGTTACGCTTTCCATGGACAACGGGCAGGTTTTGTCTGTTCGTCGGAATTGGACCGAGGACGATGAGCGGAAAAAGAAGATACAATTTTTTACGCATTTTAAGTTTTTGCCGGGGTTTGGTTTTTACGGCCTTGGTTTGATACATACGATTGGGGGTCTGTCACGGACCGCCACTTCGGCACTGCGGCAGTTAATTGACGCGGGTACGTTGTCCAACCTCCCTGCGGGTTTCAAGGCCCGTGGACTACGGATCAGAGACGATGATGAACCGTTGCAGCCCGGTGAGTTCCGCGATGTGGATGCTCCGGGTGGGGCTATCCGCGATAGTCTTATGCCGTTGCCCTTTAAGGGTCCGGATCAGACGTTGTTCCAGTTGTTGGGCTTTGTTGTTCAGGCTGGTCAGCGGTTTGCGACGATTACAGACTTGAAGGTTGGAGATGGCAACGAGAACGCGGCTGTCGGCACAACGATGGCTATGATGGAGCAGGGCTCTCGTGTTATGAGTGCGGTACACAAGCGTTTGCACTACGCGATGCGCCAAGAGTTTAAGATTTTGGCTCGTGTTATGTCGGAGAGTTTGCCGCAGGAGTACCCGTATTCGGTTCCGGGCGGTGATGAGACGATCATGCGCGAGGATTTTGATGGTCGGGTAGATGTTATACCGGTCAGCAATCCGAATGTGTTCAGTCAATCGCAGCGCATTATGTTGGCGCAGACCAAGTTGCAGTTGGCGTCTCAGGCTCCTGAGATACACAACATGCACGAAGTGTTTAGCGACATGTATGACGCTTTGGGTGTTACGGACACGGATCGTTTGTTGAAGTCAGTCCCGGCGGATACGGATGAGCCTGTTGATCCGGCGCAAGAGAACATCAATGCGTTGGACATGTTGCCGTTGAAGGCGTTTGAGGGTCAAAACCATCAGGCGCACATTACGGCTCACTTGTTGTTTGGCACTTCTCCGATTGTGGGCGGTATGCCTCCGGTAGCGATTGCCGTTCAGAAGCACGTTATGGAGCATGTACAGATCGCGGCCCGCGAGCAAGCGGCGGTTGCGTATTTGCAGCAAGTTCAGCAACAGGGTGGTCAGCCTGCGGACGAGGAGCAAATGCTTCAGGTCGAGCAAATGACGGCTCAGTTTATTGCGGAAGGCTTACAGCAGCTTAAAGACTTGTCTGGTCAGCTATCGGGTGCTGGCGCTCCTGATCCATTGGTTCAGCTTAAAGAGCAAGAGTTGCAACAGAAGGCGGCGGCAGATCAAGCGGATACGCAGATCGATCAAGCCAAGCTGGAGTTGGATGCGCAGAACCAGCAGATGCGCGGACAGCAATTCCAGCAGCGGTTGCAGTCTCAGGAAGAGCAGACGGCGGCTCGTATTCAATCGGCCATGGACCGTGAGTTGCTTAAACAGCGAGGGCAAACACAATGATGAGCAAGAGTTTAAATTACGCCTATCCGCAGCGGTTTGAGGACGGCGGCGAGGTCCAAGTTACCGATCTCTCGGGCTTAAAACAGGAACCTCTGGGTAACGACATGGTGTTGGTTAAATTCCAAGACGGGAGTTACGGAAAGACGCAGAAAGCTTTATTTCAAGCGGCGGAAAGTCTTGGTGCGCCTATGGGCTCTCAGAAAGATTTTGCAAACTGGCACTTGAACGAGTGGGCTCCAAAGGTTGCAAGCGACCCTGCATTCATAGCCGCGCACGATAAATTCAACACCGATCAAATTTCCTACAATCAGGCCGTTATGGATTCCGATCCACAATATGCACAAAACAGGCTTGCTTTTGTTCAGACCCATGCGCCTAATAACGCGGCGGCGATTTCGGCGGCAGAAGAATTAGTGGCTACAGGGAATTATGCGTCGGCAACATCGCCTGCGGCCAAGGCTTCAGAACAGAAAAGCACTTCTTACGCTTTTGTGGATGCTGACGGCAATTCTTATAACATGGGAGACGCTCGTCCGGGTCACGACGGCACTAGCCTTGAGAGAGCAATAGCCAACGTACAAGAGTATTACAACCTTGCTCCGGGGTCGTTTACGGTCAGTGTTCCTTCAGAAGAACGGTTAGTGGGTACTTACGATTCGGATTCGGGGTCTTTTCAAGCGGCAACTTCCGATATGCGTGACATCAACGGGTTTTCGGCCGTACCCGGCATGGCTACCACTATGGCCATGGGTGAAGAAGACGCGCCTTTTGCGGAGCCCACCATAGAAGAGATAGCAGACCGCTTGGGGTGGGTTGATTCTCCTACCACTATGGCCGTGGGTGAAGAAGACGGCGGAATGCCTGATACTCCCGGTGTGGACCTTATGCGTCCTGTGCCTGATGCGCCCGTTTTTTCCCTTCCTCCCGGTGTGGACCCTATGTTCCCTGCCCCGGTTACACCTTCACCGGTTAACCCCGTATTTACGCCTGCGCCGCCTCCTCCGGTGGTTAACCCTGTGTTTACACCCTCACCGGATAACACAGCATTTACGCCTCCGCCTCCTCCTCCGGTAGAAGGTCGGACATACGGCGCGTATAGCGGCACCCCGATGGGTCCTACTAATTCTATTCAGCCGTTCACCCCGTACATGGCCCCGCAACAAGCGCAGGGCCCGGACCTTCAATCCCTAATTACAGACACCGATTATTTTTTAAATAATTCGGCTCCCCGTACAAGCGTCTTTAAAAGGAGTTAAATCATGAAAGATCGTAAAATTAAAATAAACGGCTCTGCGCCGAGCAATCCGCCAAAAGCGGTTGGTTACGCGGACATTAAGGGTCAAGGCCGCATTCCTTACGGAAAAACAGCCCCAGCCCCGATGGCCACGGACAACGTGCGTAAGATGAAAACGCGTGGCACGGGAGCCGCGATCCGCGGCAAGAGTTACATGGGCTGCGGTTCTTAACGTTGTTTTTTCCGTAAATCGCATAAATTTACAGATAGTCCTAGCTTATCTTATACAAGTTGTGCTAGGATTATATCTGATAATGTTAGATATTATGCGAGGTGGAAATGGATGAAATATATGTAGCCGAAGCGGTTTTTCGTATCTTGAGAGAAAGACGGCAAGGGGTTACGGATTTGATGATTTTTGGAAACGTCAAATCAATGGAGCAATATCGTGAGCTTATGGGCAACCTAGAGTGCCTAAATCACGTGGAACAGGAACTCAAGGGCCTGCTAGATAAACAGGAGCGATCCGATGACTGAACAGTCAACAAAAATTGATTTGTCCGCCGCTGCCAAGGGTGTGGCTGCTATGGCGGAAACGACAAAGGCTAATTTAGCTGATGCTTATGTCGAAAAACCCCGTTTAAACCCAGAAGCTTTAGACGCAAGTCTTCTGGAAAGAATGCCCGCCCCTACTGGATGGCGTATTCTCATTTTGCCCTACCAAGGTAAGGCGAAGACGGCCGGGGGTATTTTTATCCCTACCGAAATTCAAGAGAAGAGCCAGATATCCACACAGGTGGGTTATGTCCTTAAAGTCGGTCCTTTGGCTTACAAAGACCGTGACAAGTTTCCTGACGGCGCGTGGTGCGCGGAGAAGCAGTGGGTATTGTTTGCCCGTTATGCCGGTTCGCGCCTACAGATCGATGGGGGAGAAGTCCGCATCCTCAATGACGACGAGGTTCTTGCGACTATTTTGGACCCTGAAGACATCCAGCATTTGTAAACGAGGTAAAATATGGCTGATAGTAGTGAAAACCCGATTGAACTAGACGTTGGGGACAACCAAGAAACTGAGGTTGAGGTTGTAAGTGAGGTATCTGCGTCGGAAGACAATGACCGTGATGACCAGTTCTCCAAAGCGGAGACGGCCACTCAAAAACGAATTGATCGTTTGACGAAGAAGATGCGTGAAGCTGAACGTCGCGAGCAAGAAGCGATTAAGTACGCTCAAGCGGTCCAGACGGAGGCAACCAGCTTAAAGAACCGTATGTCCAACATGGACACAAATTACGTCAACGAATATACAAACCGCGTCAACACTCAGATGCAACAGGCTGAAAACGATTTAGCCCGTGCGATTGAGATTGGTGACAGCAAGGCCTCGGTGGAAGCCCAGCGCAACTTGACTAAGTTGGCTATCCAGCAAGACCGAGCCCAACAGGCAAAAGCGCAACAAGATCGTTCGCGACAACAGCAACAGGCCGCTGCGCAGCACCAATCGCGTCAGCCTATGCCTGCCCAAGCGCCCAAGCGCCCTGATCCCAAAGCGGAGACATGGGCCATGAAAAACAGTTGGTTTGGCCAAGACGAGGCCATGACGTATGCGGCGTTTGGAATACATAAAAAGCTCGTTGAAGACGAAGGGTTTGACCCGACGAGCGATGACTACTATAATGAACTTGACCGTCGCATTTCAAGTAAGTTTGTAAATGCCGGAAACACCGCGAACAAACGTCCCGCTCAAACGGTTGTTGGCGCTTCAAGAACACCATCTGGGCGCACTGGGAGAAAGGTTCGACTCACCCCGAGCCAAGTCGCAATAGCGAAAAAACTGGGTGTGCCGCTAGAAGAATATGCGAAATACGTGAAGGAGTAAGAAAATGACTGAACAAAACAACCAAAACGGTGGTTCGGCAATTAACCGTACTTCTCGCGCTAACCAAACCCGGGACAAACAGGCTGTTCGTAAGCCGTGGGCCCCACCGTCTATGCTAGACGCACCACCTGCCCCTGATGGCTTTAAGCATCGTTGGATACGCGCCGAAACGCGCGGTTTTGATGATACTAAAAACATCAGTGCTAAAATGAGGGAAGGTTGGGAATTGGTCCGTAAGGACGAGTATCCTGATTTTGAATCCCCTGTTGTTGAATCAGGTAAACATGAAGGTGTGTTTGGAGTTGGCGGGTTGCTTCTCGCTCGTATTCCGGTCGAAACAATTGCAGAACGAACTAATTATTTCTCTCAGAGAAATATGGATCAGATGCAAGCGGTAGACCATGACATGATGCGTGAGAATGCACATTCATCAATGACGATTGCTAAACCTGATCGTCAATCTCGTGTAACCTTCGGTGGCCCCAAGAAATAGGGCTACCTCAATAGGAGTGAAATCTTATGGCAAATTCTAATACTGCCTATGGTCTTCGTCCTATCGGGCTAGTTGGCGCTGCGGCTAATACTACTGGTGTAACCCAGTATGAAATCGCTTCCAACAACACTAATGCTATCTTTCAATATTCTATCTGCGTCCCTACGGCCGCGGGGGTTATTGACCAAGCTGGTGCTACTAATGGTGGTACTACGCAAGCATTGGGTGTCCTGATGGGCGTAGAATACGTTGACTCAGTTTCAAAGAAACCAGTCTTCATTAATTACTGGCCCGGTTCCGGTTCAGTAAGTGCTGATACAAACCATCCTATCAAGGCGTTTGTAGCAGACAACCCAAATCAGTTGTTCAAAGTAGCGTCTGACGCGTCTTTGACTGACCGTGCAACGGCTCTTGCGCATGTATTTGCAAACGCGTCGTTGGGTACATCTGCCCGCACCGGTTCTACCGACACTGGTAGTTCCAATTCCGCTTTGGGCGTTTCCACAATTGCTGCAACGGCTACTTTGCCATTGCGTATTGTGGGTATCATGGATGACGCAGGAAACAGTGACTATGCAGCCGCTGGTATCCCGCTAATTGTCCGTTTGAACGCTCATTATAATGCACCAACCAGCCGGTTTGATTCGCAGACTACCGCGACATCAACAGGTCTATAAGGAGGGCTTAATAAATGGCTATTTCTCGCGCACAATTAGCGAAAGAGCTAGAACCCGGCCTTAATGCCTTGTTCGGCCTTGAATACAATCGTTACGAAAACGAGCATGGTGAAATCTTCGAAGAAGAAAGCTCAGACCGAGCTTTTGAGGAGGAGGTCATGCTCGGCGGATTTTCCACAGCACCTGTTAAAAGCGAGGGCGGTGCCCTTACTTATGACGATGCGCAGGAAACATATACCGCTCGTTACACTCACGAAACCATTGCGTTGGCATTTTCGATCACTGAGGAGGCTATCGAAGATAACCTTTATGATCGTCTGGCATCTCGCTACACCAAAGCTCTGGCCCGTTCTATGGCCCAGACAAAGCAAATCAAAGCGGCTTCTATCCTGAACAATGCGTTCACGGCTGGTGCTTCTGCGATTGGCGACGGTGCAGCACTTTGTTCAGCATCCCACCCATCGCTTTCTGGTAATCAGTCTAACGTCTTGGCAGTTGCTGCCGACCTCAACGAGACTTCGTTGGAACAGATGTTGATCGACATTGCCGGTTTGACTGATGAGCGTGGTCTGAAGATTGCTGTTCGTGGTATGAAGTTGATTATTCCGAAAGAACTGCAATTTATTGCAGAGCGGGTAATGAACTCCAACCTGCGTTCCGGCACTGCCGACAACGACAACAATGCGATGAAAAACATGGGTATGATTCCTGACGGGGCAGTGGTTAACCACTTCTTGACAGACTCAGACGCATTCTTCATCAAAACTGATGCTCCAAATGGTTTCAAATTGTTCAACCGTTCGCCTATTAAAACGGCAATGGAAGGCGATTTTGATACGGGTAACATGCGCTTTAAGGCGCGTGAGCGTTATTCTTTCGGTGTATCCGATTGGCGTAGCGTGTACGGAACTCCCGGCGCAGCATAAGAACAGAACCTCATTCTGTACTGCAAGGAGGGGCCTCGAAAGAGGCCCCTTTCTTTTTTGCCAAACCTAGAGTATACTTTTTTAAGGGTTAACATATTAGCTTTGTAGACAGGTTCTGCCCTCCTGACGTTGCATAGACTACGAAGCGAATCCTTATGCAAAAAGGTGCTTATAATGGCTTCTACTACTTTTTCAGGTCCAGTGACCTCAACAAACGGTTTTGTTGGCGACATCCAAGTTCCAACTTACACTGTTGCAAATGCCCCATCCGCTTCTGATGCAGGCGCGGGCACTTTGGTATATGTTTCTAACGGCGCAGCGGGCGCTGCAATCTTGGCTTTTTCTGACGGCACTGATTGGAAGCGGTCTGATACAGGCGCTACAATCGCAGCCGCGTAAGGGGTCGGTCATGAGTAGGTTTACAACCGCTTCGGCCGAAGAACTAGCACGTCGGGGGTTAAACTCCGACGGCACACCTATAAAGGTGGAAAAAGTTCGAGCCCGAAATAAAAATGGCACACTTAAAGCAGACGACCCTTCTACGCCCAATGTAAACGAGGCATGGGAAGATAAACCTGCAAAGAAAAAGGGTTAACAAATGGCTGGTTCTGATATTCGAACAAAACGTTTGGCTGCGACGGGTTCTGCTGCGGTTGGTCCCGCACGTATTCGTCAAATTCAAATAAAAACAACCACGGGCTCTCCTCGCCTAACGGTTACCGACGGCAACGGGGGTGCAACTGTTTTGGATATGGATTTAAATGCTTCTGATACGCACTCCGTCAACATTCCGGACGAAGGTATTCGTGTAACCGATATTTACATATCGTTGTTCACGGCCTGTACGTCTGTAACGGTCTTTTACAGCTAAAGGTGTAAATCATGGCAGGAAACGAGGTAAAATCGGTTCATCGCCACGACTCGGGAACTCTTGCTACGGGTCGGGGTCGCTTAACGGGCTTTTTAATTAACCACGCTTCCGGCGCAAGTGGTGATGTCATTATATATGACAATGCCTCGGCAGCTTCCGGGGATGAAGTCCTTGAAATAGACGAAAAAACGGCGGGTTTGTTTGGCATGGAAATTCCGGGGGACGGGATTTTGTTTTACAACGGCTTATATGCGACCTTACCCGCCAACGTTTCCCTGACTTTGTTTATTCAGAAATGAGGGGTTTATGGCTACGACAAAAGACGTAACTAGAACACCTTCGGGCCGAATAAAGTACCGCGGGGAGACTTTTCCGGGTTTTAACAAGCCTAAAAGGACTCCCAACGCGTCTAAAAAGAGTGCCGTTTTGGCTAAAAAGGGCAGCGAAATAAAGCTTGTTCGGTTTGGTGACCAAAACATGTCCATTAAAAAAGACCAACCCGGTCGCCGTAAGAACTTTAGGGCTCGTCACTCGTGTGACACTGCAAAAGACAAGTTCACGGCTCGGTATTGGTCCTGTAAGGCTTGGTAACATGGCCTATTCTAGAAAATCTAAAAAAGCTTCGTCTAAAAGCAAGGGCAGTAAGATTTGTCCAGAAGGTAAAGCTTGGGCGCAACGCACTTTTGATACTTACCCCTCTGCTTATGCAAATATGGCGGCTTCTAAGTACTGCAAAGACCCTAACTACGCCAAAAAATCTAAAGGCGGAAAACGGAAGGGCTCGTAATGGGAAAATTAAAGGATTGGGTTGATGAAGATTGGGTCAGAATTGACAGCCAAGGTAATATCGCAGGCA